TGCCTTGTAGAGCCAGCATATGGTTGGCCACCAATTAAATTAATTGGGACTAAACCGTATGGAGCGTCAACAGTTGGATAAGCCATAATAAACTCCTAAAATCAAAATTTAACCGTTACCACGAGAAACAGTCGAACGTTTGTCACTAAAGAGCGGCATACGAGGATTGTTTTCTCGCAAGAAATTATTATCTACCGCCTGCATTTGCTGTTGGTTTTGATTTGCATAATATGCATTTCTACTCTCAGCAGTTTCAGTTGGTATTTTACAAAGCATCAATCCGCCAGATTCGATGTTTCCATCTTTATTACCAGTAAATCCATACTGAGTAACAATCTCTGGATGATCTTCCGCTTTGACAGGTATCCATCCTTCACGCAGTTTAATAGATGCATTTCTGTCATCTCTCTGCCCCAATAAAGAAGTCCTTATCCAACGGAACCTAAATCCGTCTTCAGGGTTTGGGTCAGGTAACTGTTGTGGAGGTACCCAGTTTTTCGCTCTTTGTGTTTTGTTACGTGCTTCTAGTTCCCTACTAGTGCGGTTTTTAGCTTGTGCCATCTTCGTCTCCTTTTATCTATTAAGTTGTGCTACTTGTTTTGCATACTCTTCGAGAGGTACACCCAATCGCTTAGCCATACTAACTTGAGTAGCTGTTAACGTAATTTTTTTAGAAGACGGGTTCCGCTTCACAGGGGCAACCACGTTGCTCGGTGCAATTTTGGCTTTAGACGTTTTTGCTTCCACCAGATCAGAGTCGTCTTCTTCATTGTTCTCAAATCTGTCAGGAAAGACTTGTCTTAGCCTTTCATTTATCCTATCGTAATATTCATCACTTCTAGGATCAATTCCGCTTTTTACTAATTTTTCATGCAGCCCATAAGAAAAGGCAGTCATTTCGTCATCCTGTCCAAACCATTTATTTGCGCTAAACCATTTTTTAGCTTTTTCGTCTGGTTCAGGGACTTTATTAGTTTGATTATACACATTTTGAGATTCTTGTAAAGCCTCTTTTGAAGCTTCTTCTTCCTTATATTGAGGATTATAATCAGCCCATTTATTACGCATTAATGTAGCATCTGCAATTTTAGACTGTGCTTCTGCCATTGCATCGGCATCTCCATCCTCATAAGCCTTACGATATTGAGCTTTACTCGACTCTAAAGCCATATCGGCTCTAGCTTTTGCTTCTTCAAGTAAAGTACTTTCACCTTTGGATAGACTCTTCTTTAACTTTTCGTTTTCTTTTTTTACAGCTTCAGCATAACGAATAGCTTCTTGCATCTCTCTATCTTTAGATTCTTTCGCCCTTCTCTCATCATGGTATTCACGTTTTAATTTATTAATACGCTTTTGAACATCCTCGCTATACTTATCTAACTCATCTTCTTCGTCAGACTTTTTAGCTTTCTTAGGCTTTTCTTTTTTCTCTTTGTCTTTTGCAAGAACAGCTTTATCCTCTTCAGGCATGTCATCTTCTATTTCAAACTCTACCTCTTGAGATTCAACTTGATCTTCTTGCTTTTCTTCTATTTTTTCCTCTGTAGCCATACTATCTCCTATACTCTACCGAATCCACGAGGATCTGCTACTACGCCCTCTACGGAATCATCATTAATCATACGAAACTCCTCACCATCTATTGACATACGAGTCCCAGAATAGGATCGCATAACAACAAAATCTCCTTGTTTACACCAAGCACCAGTTGGAAACTTCTCCTTATCTGTATATGCATCAGGGCCAACTTCTAGAACAAACCCAACATTAGCTGCTGTGGCTTCTCTATCTACGGTACTTTGAGCTTTAATAATACCTCCAGAAGTTTTTTCTTCTATCTTGGGTAGTGCTACTAACACTTTATATCCTGAAGGTTTCGGTAGGCGAAGGGATTTATCCTTCAACTCTTCCACACGGGCAAGAGTTTTCTCAACACTTATATCTGTCATTTAAATGTCCTCTGTTTTATTTGCAGCATCAACTAAATCAAGAAAAGCTCTTTCCGCTATGGCTAGCCCCTCTATCACTCCCACAAGATGCCGATATTGTGGAAAATCCTGTGCGCCACCTGTCGAAACAGTGTCAGCGTAGTCATTCATTATTTTTCGTAAATCTGTTTTATACTGATCTTCTATTGAACTCATAAACTATCCTTTTTAAGTTTGTAATTATCTTCACACACTTTTAAAAACTGAGGAATCTCAGGGTAATTAACATCTAAAGATAGAATAAAATTAGCAGGTATTTCATACACATGCTCAAAATGCTCAGTTAAAAATTCTTTTTTATGGTGAGGCATAGGATTTCTATAATCAATTTCAAAAACCCCTTTTACAGACTCATTAAGTACTAAAGCGAGATCACAAAAATACTTAACTGGGATATTATTAAATTCATATGCTTCTAAAGACGGCATGTTTTTATTAGTGTAATTATAACCATAACCCTCATCATAAATTTGTTTAGTCTGATCAAAAATATCTACTCTATCTATTCTTTCGTAATGCGATGGATAGTCAGACAATAAAGCAAACTCCTCTTCCACTGAGTCATTATCTTTACTTATAAAATAGTCATGGTCTGGTACACCCCCTATATTTGTCTCAATGATAGGATATTTTATTATACAAAACCCATCTTTACCTTGGCTTCTATAGTATTCCTCTAGCAATTTTGCTAACATGTGTTTAGCCGTATTATGCGCTACGGACTCTCTATCCTCATCTTCAGGTATTCCTTTTTCTAAATCTTGTATAGTATTAGTGCGGTTAACTATATATTGTATTTCATGATCTAACATTGACGGCATATTCCCTCCTATTTAAAATTATTATTTATACTGTTTATATCAACAGAAGCTAAAGGCTCAAAAGCCTGTTTAAGCAATTCTTCCTCTTGTTGTTTCCTTAATCTTAAACGTTCTCGTTGTCCCTCTATACGCTCTTGTCGCCATTTAAACTTATTATGTTTGGGTATCTTTATACTAGAAAAATCTTCATCGAAAGTTTTATTTAATATATGATTTGCAGTAACTTCAAACAAATAACTAACGTTTGTATAATCCCATAGAAAATCAACTTTATCATCGCTCATAGGGTTAGACCATACTACTTCTATCGCCATTACCTTTCTAGTTGCATTATTTCTAACTAATACATCCACCACTCTTCTAGGTGTTATATTTAGAGAATTCATATAATCTGAATAAGTAGGCATATTTTTATTAGTAAAAGTCGTACCATTTATACCTATAGGCTCAGTATCACAGGTATCATATATACAACATACGTGTCTTGCTATTTTATGGTGTTTGAGCTTTAGTTTTTTATGAGTCTTACAATATTCTATTTGTGCATCTATAGGGGTATAGTTATCAATAAACTCACTATGGAAAAAAGGATATTCCATATAAACAGAGTATTTATTATTACTAGAATAATGTTCAAACAAATCAGATTTTGCGTGATAATGTTTTCTACTCTCAGCGCTTTTTTTAATATTAAAACCCATATTCCCTCCTATCTAGATTATTGACCTGGGGCTTTATCGTCCGTGCTTCTTGCGATATCTAACCCTAGTTTTACTCCTTCAAGTTTCTGCTTCTCTGTTAAATCTTTTTCTTGTTTAGCTAACTCAACACCTAACTTAGCACCTGCTATTGCTTTATCAGCTTCAATCTTCTCATTCTTAAGCGCTGCATCTACAAAGTCTTTCTGGGTCTTTTGTTGTAGTTCTTGTTGCTTTAATGCAAGTTCTTGTTGCTGCATTTGTACCACAGGGTCTTGCGCTGCAGCTTGTGCTTGTTGTTGAGCGATTTCAGCAGCAGATTGTTGTTGTACCTGAATAGATGCTTGAGCCATAAGTTTAGATACTTCTTTTTCAACATCCTCTGGCATTTTCTCATCTGGTTGTGGTAGAGGTACACCCATTTGTTTTTCAACTTCTGCTCTGTACTGCATAGCTACGTGTTCTGCAATATGTGCCATCGCTGCCCCTTGTATCGCCCCTGCCATTGGATTTTGACCAACTAACTGAGCAATCTGTGGGTTTTGTAGAGCCGACATATGTGTTTGAATATGTGCTTCGTGATCTTGATAAAGAAACGCTTTTACAGGTTTACCTGTCATTATAGCCATATTTTCTGATACTGGGTCTTTTGGTGTCATATCTTCAACAGTAGGTACAAGTTTTTGAGCATCTTTAATACCTAATGTTTGTAGCATCTGCTGATGTAAAAGTGGTAAATCATATAATTGAGGAGATTGTTGTGCTAACTGTAGCGCAGCTTGATATTGAACCACACGCATTGACATAGTTGAAGCATTGGGGTCACTAACTGGAATAACCTCAATTTCACTATAGTCTTGTCGTTTGATTGCTTCATCATCTGCGTCATATTCATACTCCTCTGATGTGTGATCTGCGATTATATTTTTTAGGAGTTTAAACTCCATCTTCATGGTGTTATGCATACGAGCCTGTACAGCACTCATAACTTTTAACATTCTCTCTAGTATTGCAAGAGTCGTTCCTACAGGCGCTTCACTATTTAAGTCCACTGATTTAAAATCAGAGATCGCTGCCATACTTCTCCCTTGGTCAACTATATTTTGAAATAATGCCAAAAGAGTCTGTGATGGCTCCTTGTACGGGAGAAAAGTGATATTATCAAGGATTTTTCCACCTGGCACGTCTACGTCCCGAAACTCTCCTGGCATTATGGGGGTATCGTCACCTTTAATACGAAGACCTCTAGTCTTCAAACCACCTGGTAAATTATTTAAAGTTCCTGCATCAACTAACTGTCGAAGTAAAGAAGTACTAGACTTAGCATGCCCGCCAAGTAAATGAATAAGTCCAAATCCATAAAATCCAAACCCTGGTATATAAGTATAATGTACGAAGTGATTACGTTTACGCTTTAACTCATCATCCTCTTTCCAGTTACGATAAATGGATAGGATCTGCATAGAGCTACGCTCAATAGTAATAACATATGGTAGAGCAATCTGATTAGGGTCTTCACCTAAATCATACTCTACATGCATCTCTAATAACTCGTATCTATCATCCTCAGATATATCTACACCTTCAACTTCGTCTTTCTTCTTTTGTATAGACGTACGAGAAAACCCTGGGTCACCTAAATCAATTGATGAATAAAATCCGTTAACTTGTAAGAACCTAACTTCATTCTCAGTCTTTCTCATAATGTGAGTTACACGTGAAGCTGTTGTTATATCTGAAGAACCATAAGATACAATTAAATCTTCTGCTGGGATAAATTGTGCTGTTTGTCTACCTAAAGCTGGGTCAAAATAAACTTTCTTAAATGCAGACCCTGCAATTGCTAAATTCCAAAGCATTCTTTCATGCTCTGGTCTATATTCTGTCATTTGTTCTGTGAGACGATAATTCATATCATCTCTCACTCTTGTTGATGCTTTTTCTTTATCTTTTGTAGACTTACCAATAATAGTCGTTTTAACTGGGCCAGCAGCAGGAAATGTTTCTGTAATAGCTTCAGATTGAAAACGCACAACTGCTTCAGATAATAATGGATGAAATACACCACATGCACCATCCCAAGGCTCAGTTCTTTCTTCTATATTTAAACCTAATAACTCTAGACCATCTTGATAAGTTTGTTTCCACTCACTTAATGATTCATCATCTGCTTCAAACATCCCAACTAAATCATCAGCAACTTGATTAAGCTGATCTGCGTCCATATCGTCAGCTAAGTTTTTCCCATGCTCACCTTCAAACGATGGGTCGACAACCTTATCAACGGTAACTTCAACGCTACCATCATCATTCATCTCAATTTCAATACCTTTATTATCCTGTTCTTCTTCTACTTCGACTTCTTCAACAGGAGTTGCTTTCGTAATCTGAATGCCGATTGCCTTATCTATAGCCATAATTTATCCTTCGTCTAGGGTAAGAGGTGCAGATAGTTTAGCCTTTTTTTCTTCAACACCTTCTAATTCTTCAATTCTCTTTTTTAGCCTCATTATCATTTCATCTCTTTGGGCTAATTTTTTAACTAATGATTCGTGGAGTTGAAAATCTAACTCCATCACATCAATCATCCTTTTTGCTACTTTTTTATTGTACTCAAAAAATTCATTTAAATCACTCATTTATTCCCCCTAATAATATGCTGCTTTGCGTTTTCTGTACCAAGGAATCTCCTCATCTTCCTCATCTGATTGTAGTCTCACAAACCCACCTTGTCTAAAACGAAGTAGAGCTTGTGTTGTTGAATCTACATAGTCATCGTGGTCACCTGCGGGGAAGGCTGCAATCTCTTCAATCACTTCTTCTGCCCATCTACTTGGTGGCGCCCAAACAATGCCTGATGCAAAAATATCTGTTACTGCATTTACTCTCGCAATCTTATCATTTCCTCTTGTCGGTGTAAACTCGGATACAGGCACTCCCATTGACCTTAACTCAAATACAAGTGGCGCACCCGCAGCTTTTGCTTCCACGATTAGTGCATCGGGTTTCCATTCTTGATACATCTCATAGGTCACTTCTTTTAATTCTGGAAACTCCATTCTTTTACGATACGCATCAAGTAAAATTATATTTGAAGATTGTTTTCCTGTTTCTTCATCTGTGTAATAAAACACGCCCCAAGTCGTGCAAGCAGAATAGTCTGCTCTGTTTGATTTTAAAAACGCAGTATCCCAAGACTGAATAATAAATTCACATGGGGGTGGGTTGTCTTCTTCCCACATGTTCCACCAGTCACGTTTGATTAACGCTCCTTCTTCAGATGTTGGTGCTTGCTGATATTGGGCTTGCCATTTCGGTAGTGGTAGTTGTGTTTTTAATGCAGTGAGTTCTTCTTTACTCCAAAACTCAGGCCACAGTGGATTACCTGTTGAAAAAAGCGCAGGGAACTCAATAACCTCCCACTCATCCCCACCTCGCTGTGCGCTTGCTTTAATAACTTGACCAGTTAAGTCTCTTTTCGACCATCTTGTCATTACGATGACAATAGAACCCCCTGG